CCCGTCCTTCACGAGCTTGAGGATGTACTCGCGCCCGGCCACGAGAGCGGTGGAGAAGGCGCCCGAGGTGCCGCGCAGCTTGGTCGTCGTGCCATTGATGGCCGTGCCGACCGTGTTCATGTTGTAGATTTTCAGGAACCCGTTGTCGATGGCGACATAGGTTCCGTTCGGGTTGCCGCTCTCGATGGCCGGAACGTAGATGCCATGGATTGACGCGGTGACGTTGATCTTGATCCTGGCCGTTACCTGCATCCGGTCGTAGACGCACTTCTGGCCGCACGACAGGTGCGAGGCCAGAGCCGCCGTGGCCGGGCTGGAAGCCCCGGCACTGCTCATAGTCCAGTTGTTCAGCGTCCACCCCGTGGGTGTCGCCGTCGTGTTGAACAGTTGCCGCGCAACGGCGGTATTGCGGTTGTGCATTTCCCCCGGCTGGCGGTTGGCCTTGGCTTCCAGGGCGTTGATGCGGGTCTGGTAGTTCACCGTCGCCACCGCTGCCTCCAACTCGAACCACATCTGGACGCTTTCGCCAGAGTTGAACGTCGCTGCGGCAAGGCCGGTCTGTCCGAGGGTCGAGGCGTCAACACCAGACACCCGATATTGTGTGCCGGACGCGATGACGGCGAACTTGCCGACCGTCATCTTGAACAACACCTGATCGTTCGGCTGCACCATGATCGCGGGCACGCCGTCGACCTCTGTGAAGGTCTTCAAGCCCGTGCCGGTCGAGGTGATCGTGGTCAGCGAGATCAGCTTGTAGGTGCCGGTCAGAACACCCTTACTGTCCACCTCGGCGCGGCGGACCCTGATCTCGAAGTTGCCCGCCGTTTGCATCCAACCACCGACCCGCTTCAGGATGCCTGGGCGGGTGATCGTGTAGACTTGGGTGTAACTGTTGTTCGCAGCCGAGTTGAGGCCGGTGGCGGGGCTTGTGATACCGTAGGCGTCCACCGTGGTGGCGGCGAAGACGGCGTCGTTCAGCACATCCGCCCCGGCGATCGCCTTCAGGGCCCGGAGGCTATCGTTGACAACCTGTCCGTTGGCGATCGAGACGCCCGTGCTGGTCGCCGCCGGCCCCGCCGAAACCAGGTAAAGAGTCGCGAACAGACTCGTGCCAACGAAGAAGTATTCCCCGACGTTGTTGCGCGCGCCGGTTACGGCCGTGGCGCTGGCGCCGGTCAGGCCCGCCGAAGCGGTAAACGCCATGGTCGGGGCGCTGGTGTAGTTGACGCCTGGGTTGGTGATGGTGATCTGCGTGAGGGCGCCACCGGCCACGACAAAGCGTGCCGCCGCGCCCGTCCCCGCGCCGCCCGTGAACGCCACATCGAAGGTTCCGTTCGTCCCGCCGGACCCCGCAACAAGGCCAGTTGTGCTGATGACGCCGCTGGAAATGCCGTCTGCCGTGCTGGCGAAGAACTGCTGCGAGCCTCCGGCCGCGGCGAGCACGGCGCCGGCGATGTTGGCCAACGCGGTAGTGCCGGCCGTCGTAACCGCGGTCGCCTGCGTCGTGCCCTCGGTCTGCACGAGGCCCGTCTGTGTGGTCCCGGCGGTGTTGACGGCCGTGACCTGAGTGGAGCCGGCCGTGTTGACGGCGCCGACTTGGGTTGTGCCGGCCGTGTTGACCGCCGAGACCTGCGTGGTCCCGGCGGTGTTGACGCTCGTGACCCCGCCAGAGCGGGCAGTCTCGATGTCGGCCAGCGCCGCGTCTGAGATAGCCTCACCGGCCGCCTCGACGAACGCATTGTAATCCAGTTCGGTGCCGATCGACCCGACCGCCACCTTGAAGGCGCGGTCGAGATCCCGGCGGGCGTCCTGCGCGTGCGCGGTCAGCTTGTCCAGCGCGGCGTCGATCGACTTGACCGGGATGCTTGAGGCCGGCGCGAAGTCGGTGGCGCGGGCGGGCTTTACCTGTCGCCAGATGACCACGTCCTGCGCTGCGGCCGGCGTGACCAGGCTGATCGAGCCGCCGTCGTAGCCCGTGTCTATCAGCGTCCCGGCGAACGTGAAGTCGGCCTGCGCCAGCTCGACTGTGCCGACCTTTACACGCAGGTCAGCCTTGGCGAAGATCGAGAAAGTGAAGCTGAGAGGACCCGAGCCCGTGTAGGCCGTGTAGGTCGTCCAGGTCTGTTCGTCGGGGATCGGGAGATTGGCCATGCCCCCACGAAACGGCCGTGGGGGCTATGTCTCAACGCACGCCGGGGTCTAGTCCCGCGCCTGCTCCCGCGCCCGCCGCGCCTGCTCGGCCATGGTCTGAAGCTCGTCGCCGTAGATCTCCATGACCTGCTCCCGCGCCAGCTTGCGGTAGTCCTCGATCACGTCCTTGATGTAGTCCGCCTTGCCGCCGCTCGGCCCGTCCGTCAGGCCGAAGTAGAAGTCAGAGTCGGTGTGGTTGCCAGTGACGACGGCCTCGAGGTGGTCGTAGGCCGGCTGGCCAGCGGCGGCGACGAAGGTGCTGTAAATGTCGAGACGGTTGCGCAGCGAGACGCGCTCGCCGTCGATCTGCATGGACTTGGTCGGCATGACGACGCTGACGCCCAGGTCCAGGATCTCAATGTCGATCGCCGAGCCGCCGGCCGCCTTGGTCTTCACCGGCGAGATCGCGTCATAGACCATGCCCAGCCCGGACTGGTAGGTGCGCTCGCGGCCCCACAGGTCGCGCTGGGGCGGCAGGGTCGTCGACAGGCCGGGGGTCATGTTGCGGAGGCCGTCTAGCACACCACTGGTCTCGCGCATGTACTCGTCGTCGCCCCGGCGAACCATGCGAAGGGCCGACGAGAACGGGATCATGCCGGTCGCCCGGTCCTTCAGCATCTTCTCGGCCTCGGCGACATTGCCAGAAGTCACCGCGCCCATTGTGTCGAACACCGAGCGCAGCATGGTCTTGTCGAAGAACGCGTGGCCGAAGGCGCCGACGATGTGCGCGCCGACCTCGCCCGGAGTCTGGATGCTCCCGCTGTCCCAGTCGTCGTTGGCCAGGATCTCGGAGTAGTCGGCGGCCAGGCTCATCGCCGTGCCGAGCGGGTCGGCGCGCTCGTAGTTGATCCAGCGGTCGCCGACGCGCACGCTGTAGGGCTGCCAGCTCACGCCGCCGTTCTCGTCCTCGCGGCTCATGGCGTCGCGCTGGCCCTTGTTTCCGGGCCCGCCGCCGGTGATCTGGCCGTTCATCGCCATGTCGATGAACAGGGCATAGGCCGCCGTGCCGACCGCCCACTTCGACCGGGCAAGTTCCGCGCGGGCGCCGCCGGCCGCAATGTCCTTGGTGTAGCGGGCCATCCACGGCGCCAGCGGCGCGTGGCGCATGGCCATCGACATGATGTTCGCCGGCGTGCGGACGAACGGCATCAGCAGCGTGCCGAACGGGATCGGGCCGCGGCTGTCGAGTCCCTCTCGGAGACTGCTAAACCACTTCTCGGCCCCGCCGTCCGCCCGCGTGAAGGTCAGTTCCCGCATTTCAAGCTCGGCGGCGTCGAGCATGTGCGGCTCGGGGCTGGCCAGAATCGCGGCCATGCGCTCCCGAACACCGTCTCGTCCGATCGCGCCGGCGCGCAGTTCCTGCTGGGTCTGGCGGAACGCCTGGGCCTGAAGCTCACCCCGCGCAGCGGCAACCCGGAAGAAGTCGTCCATGAGCGCGTTGGCGTTCGACGGCGTCTCGATCACCATCTGGAAGAAGTCGAGCGTGCGGCCGAGCCCGGAGTCCTCGGACACGCGCCACGCGGCGGCGCTCAGGGGCTTGGACGCGACCTGATCGGCGAACGACACGCCGCCCGATTCCTCGCGGCCGGTGCGCTCGAGGCCGGCGGGCAGCGCGTCGTCGAGGCCGGGGGCCAGCGAGCGCAGCGCGCCCTTCTCCTTCATGGCCTGCCAGCCCATGTGGCTGACAGCCTCGCCCGGCGCCATGCGGAACGCGTCTTTCAGCGCGCCCCAGTAGCCAGCCAGCAGCGCAGCGCCCTCGCCCGCCTCGACGTGTGGCAGCTCGCCCATGGCGCGGGCGACGTGCGGCGACGCGGCGCGGTCGGCCACGTTCATCAGCAGGGCGAACCCGTTGCCGGCCACGTTGATCACTGGCGTCCCGAGTCCTGACAGCAGGCCGTTGGTGTAGAGCAGCTTGACCATCGCGCGGGAGTGGGCGAACGCGCCCACGCGAGCGATCTCGTTCATGGCCACGTCGCCGTTGCGGGCAGCGCGAAGCACCTTCTTGGCCAGTTCCTGCGCCGTGGCCGCGCCACCGTTCTCGGCCAGCAGGTCGTCGATCTGGCGAAGCTGGCGCGCGGGCGTGCCGACCGGCATCTTGAAGGCATTGAGCGCGCGGCCAGCCTCGGCGCGGGCGCCCATGAACTCCATCTGGATCGCGTTGTGCGTGGCCATGTGCCGGCGGAACGCAAACTGCGCGGCCATCGACGGGTTGACCGAGACCTCCTCGGCCAGCGTCAGCAGCTTCTGGGCGCTGGCGTTCATGGCGCCGCGGTAGGCCGTGATGTGCGCGGCGTTCAGGGCCTCGCCCGGCCGGCGGGCCGCCATGCTCGACACCCAGTCGATACCCTCGGCCGCCTCACGCGTGGTCGCCCACGACTGCGTGCCGCCGCGCGCCGCGTCGACCTGGTCGACGTTGCGCTCGGCGATCGTCGAGATCGCAGCCTTGATATCGTCGGCCGTCTCGAACGTGTGGAACTTCAGGTCGAAGACGTTGGGCTCGATGGTGGCGTTCAGCACCTGCGCCGGCGTGACCGGCGCAGCGGTCTTGGCCGCAGCGTCGATCTTGCGCTTGAAGTCTGGCTTCAGCATGGCCTCGGCCTCGGCGACGACCTGCGCCCCCTCGGCCTCGGCGCGAGCCTCGGCCATCGCCGGGTCGACCTGATAGCCGCCGGACTGCGCCTCGGCGCGCGCCACGGCCTTGGCGTTACGGGCGGCCTTCAGGGCGCGCAGGCCGTGGAAGAACTGGTCGGCAACGACGCCCAGGCCCAGCCCCTCGATCGCGTTCTTGGTCCGGCCGACCAACTCGGAGTCCTCGTTGTCGGCGGCCAGGTAGTCGAAGATCGGCTTTGCCGCCTCTGGCGCCATGTCCTGAAGCAGATTGCTCAGGCGTTCCTCGTGCGGGTCGAACGCACTGAAGTCGGCGATCGCGCCTTGCGCCATCGCCTTCATGGTCCCCGAGACCTTGCCGGCTGCTCCCCAGCCCTTCAGCACCTTGCCGCCCATGACAAAGCCGGTCGCGAACTGCGTGGCCTTCTCGATGAACTTGCCGGTGTTGGTCGTCAGGGCGTCCTTGCCCTTCAGGCTGAAGCGGCCCAGGAACCCGCCGTCGTTGCCCTTGCGGCGCGACGCCTCGTCCTGCGTGATCATTTCAACGCCGTCCGGGCCGACCCACACTGTGCCGGGCACGATGCGATCAAGCGCGTCGCCCGCCTCGTCGATCAGATCCAGCGTGTTGTTCAGCGCCTCCTTGGCGCCCTCGACGACGGCGATAGGGGACTGCACGATGCCGCCGCCCAGGTCTTTCGCAGCCGCCCAGGCCGTGCCACCAACGCGAGCGTAGAGCGGCTTGACGTTCGGGTCGGGCTTCGGCGCCGCAGCGGCGGCCTCGGCCAGCCCCTCGGCCTCGATCTCGTTGGTCTCGTGGTCGATCGCCGCCACGTCGCGGGTCTCGAGCCGCTTGCCGTACTCGGCGTCGGCCGGCTGGTAGGGCCCGACGCGCACGGTTCCGCGCAGGTCCATGCTGACGGCGTCGGCCGGCAGGCCCGCGGTGTCTGAACCGGGACGCTCGGCGGCCGGCAGCTTGGTCGCGCCGGCAGCGGCCAGTTGGGCGGCGGTCTGCTGCTGGCCGGGCGTCAGCGGCGCCGGGGCGTCGAACGTCGCGCCCGCGCCTACGACTTGGGGTGCTTTGGCCATCAGTGTCCGCCCTTCAGCAGTTCCTGGTATCGGGAGTAGGTCATCTTGCCGGCCTTGTACTGGGCGGCCAGCGCCTTGCGACGCGCGCCCTCGGCAGCCTGCGCAGCACCAGGCCCGCCGCCAGCCTGCCCGCCGGCGAAGAAGGGCAGCATCTTGGCGGCCTGCGCGGCGCGCTCGTCAGGCGTCGCGTCAGGCGTGCGCTCGAACACGGTGTTCGCCGCGACCTCGGCCTGCCGGCGCAGTTCTCGCTTCCGATCAGCGGACAGGCCCGGCCGGCGGTCGATGGCCGCGAAGACGGGGCCCGTCAGCATGTCTAGATCCGCCTTGCGCGCGCCATTGCGCACGTTTCGCAGCGTCTGAGCCTGGGCCCGGTCGATGACACCGGAGGCGATGCCGTCCGCAATGTCGCTGTCGGTCAGCGTTCCAGCGCCGGCCTGCGCGCGCAGATCCTTGTAGCCGTGATCTCCGCTCGCCGCCCCGCCGGCAGCCCTGCGGGCGTCGGCGGCCTGGCGGCGGGCGCGGGTGTCGCTGTAGCGCAGCAGGCTCGCAGCCATGCCGTCGTCGATCTGGTCGCCGCGCTGGGCCGCCATGACTTCGCCGCGCCCGGCCTCACCAAGTTCGATACGGAGCTTCAGGTCCTCGGCAGCGTCGCGCTGGGCGCGCTCGGCATCGGTCCGCGCGGCCGTCTCCGCGCGGCGCGCCTCCCGGTCGCCGGCGTAGGCTGCATCCAGGTTCTTGGTCGCCTCGCGCACATAGCGGGCACGGCGTTCGGGCGGGATGCTGGCGAACTCCTCGCCGTTCAGGAACTCGTCGCTCAGGAACCGCTTGGCCGCCGCGTATCCTGGCAGGCCACCGCCGGCCGTGGTGAAGGTCGACAGGGCGTCACGCGTGACAACGGTTCCGCCGATGCGATCCAGCAGGCCAGCCTCGGCCAGCGAGGACTGCTCCGGCGTGTAGGCGAACAGAGGGTTGCCGATCTTCTCAATCTCGAGGCCGGTCCACTCGGCTTGCGCGCGCATGAACCCGAACGACGTGTCGCCGCCGGCAGTCGCCGCCATGTCCAGCAGCGACTCCTCGAGCGCCTTCTGGCGGGCATTCACCGTGGCGACGGACTCGCGATCGTCGCGCTGCTGCCTGGCCGCCGAGACGACGCTCAGGCCGTCGTCGACATGCGCGCGGGCGTAGGCCTCAACGTCGGTCGCGAACTCGCCGGGCGCGTTCTGGATGAACCCCGACACCATGGCGTCGGTGGCCTTCTTGTAGCCGTCCGGGTCGTAGGCGAACTGCGAACGCAGCGCCCGCTCGCGCGCGTCAATGTCCGTGCGCGTGCCGGCCGTGTAGGCCGCGGTCAGCGCGTCCTTGCGGGCCTGGCCGGACTCGCTGAAGTCGTACCAGTGCGACTTGTACTCGGCCTGTCCGGAGGCGATGGCAGCGCCCTCGGCCTTGCCCTTGGACGCCGCGCGCTCGTTGAGACTCTTCTGGATCGTCGCGTCGAACCGCCGGCCGACCTGGGCCAGTTGCTCGTAGGCGCCAAGCCCCGCGCTGTAGTTCACGTCGGGGGTGATGTTGGGGACGTTCATCCCCGCGTTCAGGTTCTCGCCCAGTGGGCCGGTGCCGGTGGCCATTACTTCGCCCCCGCAGCCATCACGCTCGCGGCCTGGTCGCTGATGGACTGGTAGGCCCTGAGCGACCCGACGATCATGGCGTTCTTGGCGCCCGCGCGGTTGACGGCGGCGCCTTGCAGCAGGGCGTACTTCTGGTTGCGGTATCCGCGACCGTCCACGGCAATGTCGCGCGACACGCGCTTGCGCATTTCATTCTCGATGGCGATGGCCGTGGGCGAGTCGCCCGACAGGCCAGATGCCGCGCGGCGGGTCTCGATCGTCTGCATGGCGCCCAGCAGTTGCTCGCGCCGGCGCGCGGCGGCCTCTGCCGATTGCAGATCCACGTCCAGCGCCTGGCGCTCCTGAAGCCGGGCCTCGGCGTTCATCGCTTTCTTCTGGGCGCTGGCGCCCATGAGAGTTGCTGTGGCCTCCATTACGAAGTGACCTCCATCGTGATCGAGCGGACCTCAAGCGGCTCGCCGTGGTCCTGCGAGATCGTCAGCGTTTGCGTTCGGCTTCGACCCAGCAGGCGGAACAGGAGCTGCCCGGTGAACAGCGGCACCACGCCGCCGACGCCGCCGGCCGCCGCGTATCCGCTCCCGCCCTTGTCGTTGACCCGGACCTGACCAGTCGACAGCACGTCCAGCCACGCACGGCAGATGCGGATCTTCGGGCGCAGGCCGAACTCGCCGTCAATCGGCGGGACCAGTTCGACCGTGTCGGTGAAATCGTAGCCGATCTGGACGGCGCCGGTGGCGGTCGGTGGCGTGGCCAGCAGGCCGGTCCCGTCGATATCAGACGCGCCCAGCCAGGCTGTGCCCTGCCACACCGCCAGTGCGTCGGCGTCAGCATACCCGGCGGTGGTCGCGGAGGTGGACGCCAGGGTGACGACGCCGTCGCCATAGACCTCTGCGTCGAACACCTCGAGGAAGTAGGAGGTCGTCGCCCCATGCGTGCGCTTGGCCACCGCGTACAGGACGCCGTTGACCGAGACGATCGAGCGCCATTCTCCGCTCGTCGACCAGAGGACCCAGGCGGTGTTCTCCGCACCGCGGCGGTAGTACATGACGGCCATCGTGCCGTCTGCCCGAAGCTGGCAGATCAGCCGGTCGGTCAGCGTCGTCGCCGGGACCATTTCGATCTCGACCGGGTCGCCCATCAGGTGGAAGCCCAGTTCCGACATGTCGGAAATGTCCCACGAGCGGCGCACGTTGCCGGTCGGGACCACGCCCATCAGCCGGCCGCTGCCCTGCTCGGAGAACAGGAACCCCTCGCTGACCAGCAGGGGCACCGGCAGGCCAGCGGACTCCGGGCCGATCTGAAGCAGCTCGACGTTGGTGGGCGAGAGCGGCGTCGTGACCTGCTCGGGCACATAGAACGGCCCGACCTCGGTGAAGACCAGAAGCTGCTCGGCTGACCCGAAGTGACGGATCTTGACCGTCTTGTCGCGGCCCAGGGTCTCGACGATCGCCTCGTTGTCGGCGCCGCTGCCCACGTCGAAGTCCGTCACGTCGTTGACGACGGAGGCGCAGAACAGATTCTCGACGGACGGGAAGCGGCCCAGCAGCAGGCGGTTGCGGTGGAGCGCGCAGGCGCCTGGATAGCCGCGCACGGCCGAGACGACCTGTTCGTCCCAATCGACGGTAGAGGCCGGTGTGGCGTAGGTGGCGACGGCGGACAGGGTCGATTGCGCCGTGGGCCCGGTCAGCTTTTCCGTGGCGCTGAACAGCGAGTACCCATCGAGAAGCTGGATGCGCATGTGGGTCGGGTCAACGATCGTCGACACGACGCCCCGGATCTCCGTGGTCAGGCCCTGGACGACCTGGCCGACATAGAACCCGTCCGTCGAGCCGATGGTCGCGGTCAGGGTCGGGTACAGGGCGCCGATGACGGTGCCGGTGGCGATCAGGCCGCTGGTGACGGCCGTGATCTGGATCTCCTGCCCGCTGTAGCGGATGCGCGTCCCGACGTGGCCGGCTACAAAGAAGCTGGCTGACGTGACGAGGCTGATGAACCCGGTGTACCCGCCCGGAGTGAGGCTCACGCCGGCCGCGGCGAACCGATAGTATGGCTGGCGGATCGAACTGTTGACGCCCGACGCGAACGCGAAGTTGGCGACGCCCCATGTCCCGGCCGTGAGGCTGACAACCTGCGGGGCGAACGCCTGCGAGCAGATGATGATGCGGTCGTTCTCGGCGGCGATCTGCATGTCGCGCAGGTCCGCCGTCGCCCACGGGCAGCCGGTCACCGTCTGAACGACCGTGCCATCAAGCCCGTAGACCGTGACCTTGGTGTTGCTGAAGGCGAAGATCAGGGCATCGTCCGTTCCGACGCCGACCGTCTCAAGCCTGGCGTCTCCGGGCAGCGTGGCCAGACTGCGCGAGCCCCAGCGCCGGGTGTAGCCGCCGCCAGGCGACAGCAGAATGTTGCGGGCCTGCTTGGCGGCGCGGTTGCGCACGGCCGCGTCCGAGCGGACGAGGTACTGCGGCGCGATCTCGCCGGCCGTCAGGTCGTTGGTGAACTGCCAGCGCCTAGCCACTGGTGCGGCCCACGCCGAAGCGCCCACCACGGAAGGCCTCGGCCAGCTCGTTGCGGTCGGCGACCACGCCGGGGCTCTGGCGCTTGTCGCGCAGGATCGCCTGAAGCATCAGCCCCTCAGAGTCCTTCTGCTTTAGCCGGGCGTCCTGCCAGCGGTCCAGCAGGCCTTCCAGGAACAGCGCCTGCATCCGCACGACGATCGCCTCGGCGAAGTCGTCCGGCCAGTCGCCCTCGTTGGCGCGGGTGGTGATCACGGCCTGCGGAGTCGTCAGGGCCGAGAGCGTCAGAACGCGACCGGCCTGCATGACGTACTCGCCGGCGCGCAGCCGGCGGGCGCCGTCCGTGACCCAGCGCAGGTTGATCAGGTTCGGGTTCTCGAAGGTGTAAGCCTTCGTCCACGGGCCCTGCGAAATGGTTTCTTGCAGGGTCAGGCCGGTCACGTCCGTCGCGAACGACCAGGCGTGCTTGGCCAGGCTCGCACGCACGATCCCTTCGTAGTTCGACGTGGCGATCAGGGCCGGCGCGCTGCCGTCGTCCAGATCCGTGATCGTGTCCTCGCCGACCCGGTGAAGGGCGGCCTGAACAACCTCGATGGGGGCGGCGTAGTTGGACATGCGGCACCGTCACGTCAGAGGGTCACGCCCTCAACGCACAAGCGCCCCCGGCTTTGGGGCCGGAGGCGCTTGGCAGGGCGGCGCGGGAGGGGAGGCCTAGCAGCCCAGAACGTCGAGGCCGATGAAGGCCGAGTAGTTGATGCCGGTGGCGATCGTGCCCGACACGTCGGTATAGACGCGCAGGTACGGGTAGGTGACGCCGGCCTGCTGGTTCGAGAAGAAGACCTCGTACCGGCCGGTCGTGCTGTCGATCGCACCGCCAGGGCGGACCTCGGTGGCGCCGAGCGAGAGCTGGGCGACCGTCTCGACGTTCGAGGCGAAGGTCGCCGAGTCCGACCCCTGCACACAGATGCGGTACAGCTCGTCGTTCGAGGCGATCTCGATGGCGGTCACGTCGACAACCAGCACGCCCTTGAAGACGGCGTCGCCGACCGCGAGGATCTTGGCGGCGCTCGAGACCGTGGCCGCGGCGTCAGCCGCGATCAGGCCCGCGTCCTTCATGATCAGGTTGGCGTCGAGGGTATAGCTGCGGAAGTTGGCCATGTCGGTGTGCTCCTAGGCCACGATCGCGGCGTTGGTGATGGAAGTCAGGCGGGTGGCCGCATAGGGGTTCTCGACGCACATGCCGGTGTACCACTCGATGCGGGTGCGGTGCTTCGGCGCCGTTTCCAGTTCGCCCAGGTCCTTGACCGACATGCCGCCCAGTTGCAGGCCGCAGACGCCGCCCTCGCGGAACGAGACGCAGTAGATCGAGGAGGCCGTCGAGCCGCCGCCGGAACCGGCCTCGGTGAACGGCAGGATCTTGGCGTCCGGGCCGGCTTCGTAGCCGACCAGCAGGGGCAGGCCGTTGTAGGTCATCTGCGGCTTGCCGAACTCGTCCTTCGACATGAACAGGTTGCCGGACAGGGTCTGGTCGCGGATGGCCGCCTGGAACTTGAGCCGCAGCGAGCGGTTCATGATCAGGTGGGTTGGGTCCTGGGTGGCGTCGATCGCCTCGTCCAGCTTGGCGAGCGACAGGGCGCCGCCGCCGGAGGTGGCCGAGTTCGAGATCGTCTGGCCGGAGCCGATGCGGGTTTGCAGGCCGTCGAACTCGCGCGGGTCCGTGACGTTGGAGCCGGTCAGCACCTTCGAGGTGAGGGCGCGGGCCATCTGCTTGATCTTGCGCGACTCCTCGCGGCCGCGGCGGCCGGTGTCCAGGGCCAGCAGGAAGTTGTCCACGTCGGCTTCGCCGCCGGCGATGAACAGTTGCTCGACCTGCGGGTTCTCGATCGAGTAGTCCGGCGTGTAGGTCTCGTTGATGCCGCGGAACGCGATGCCGGGCAGCGTGGCCTCACGGCTGTACTGGTACGGGCCGGAGACGGTCTTCCACGGCATGGCCGCGAGAATGTCCGAGGACTGCGCGTACAGCTCGACGACGCCGCGCTCCAGCGGGTTCTCGAGGCTCTTGGCGTATTCGACGAGGTTGATGGCGGCCATGTGTCAGGTCTCCTAGGCGGCGCGGCCGGCCGCTTGCGCGGAACGGTGAGCTTCGATGAGGGCGGCTCCGGTCAGACCTTCGAAGGGGTCCGCCTTGGAGATCGGGGCAGCGGCGATGCCGGCGCCGGTGAGCTTGGAAATCAGGGTCTCGAGCCCGGCGACCGCATCGGCGGTGGACAGGCCGGCCATGATCGCCTCGGCCTGGGCCGGGGCATGGGCAGTCAGCGCGGACTGAACGGCGGCGACACGCGCCGGGCCGTTGGCGCCGAGCTTGGCCATTTCGGCCGCGATGGCGTCGTTCGTGGCCTTGGCCTCGGCGATGACCGAACTGGCGTAGGCGGCGAGCAGGTCGCTGGCGGCGGCCTGGCCGACGCCGTGCTTGTGCAGGACTTCGAGCGCGCCGCGCGCCAGCGGGTCGTCGGCGTTGAAGCTGACCGGGTTGCCGGCCAGATCCAGGATCGGCTCGACCGTCTCGAGCTTGTAGCCCGTCACGTCGGCCGGAACCTGGCCGGCGCGGGCCGCCTCGGCGGTCTGGTACTCGGTCAGCTTGGCCAGAACGGCGTCGGTCTTGACGCCGGCGGTGGCATCCCAGAAGTCGTCGGCCAGGCCCTCCGGGCGAACCGGGGCGACCGGAGCGGCGACGGCGGGGGTGACGATGGTTTCGGTCGACGCGACGACGCCATCCGCCGGAGTGTCGGCGGGGGCGGCGGTGGCTTCCGGGGTGGGGCTTTGCAGCATGATCGCCTGACAGGGTTACGAGTGACGCTCGTGAACCTGCGGGCGGTGGGGGTTTGTCTCAACGCACGCTACTTGGCCGCGGTGGCGATGCTCTCGTGCAGGCGGGCGACGAAGCGGCGGGCGCCCTCGGCCTCGCGCAGCGCGGCCTCCGGGGCGTTCACCGGCGTCACCTTGTTGGCCGTGTCGGTCATCCAGGCGAGCACGCGCTGGCCGTCAAGCGTGGCGCAGAAGTGGCGCCGCAGGACCTGCTCGATTGGCTCGTCAACGGAGGC